ATGCGAGGCAAAGGCGAAGGTTCCGTCTTCAAGGACAGCAGGGGGCTGTGGAACGGGACCATCGAGCTACCGCCGCTCAACGGCGAGCGGCGGCGGAAGACCATCCGGAGGAAGAACAAGAAGGACCTGCTCGAAGCGCTCGCTGAGGCGAAGTCCGAGCTGCGCCGTCGGGGAGATCTCCCGACGAAGAGCCAGACGGTGGAGCAGTGGTTCCAGTACTGGCTGAAGCAGGTGGCGAAAGAGGTTCGCCCGAACACGTTCGATGGGTACATGCGGACGGTGAACAAGCACATCATCCCGGCGATCGGGAACGTGAAGCTGGACAAGCTCACCGCGGCCCACATGCGCCGGGTGCACGACGGGATCCTCGCGAAGGGACTCTCCTCTACTACGGCGCTGCTCGCGCACCGGACAATGTCCGCCTCGTTCAAGATGGCGATCCGGGAGGGCCGGCTCGGCCGGAACCCGACGATGCTCACAGCGGCGCCGCGCAAGGCGGTCGTGAAGCTCGACGTGCTCAACCTGGCCGAGTCTCTCGAGTTGCTCGAGTACACGCTCGAGTCCCCCGACAGGGTGGTGTGGGCCACCTACCTCCTGTCAGCGGCGCGACGCGGCGAAACCATCGGCTTGGAACGCGACCGGCTCGGCGACGTCCTCGACCTCTCCTGGCAGCTGCAGCGCATCCCCTACGTCCACGGATGCGGCGACCGCTGCGGCCGGCGCTTCGGCGGCGACTGCCCCGACCGCAAGATCAGCGTGCCCGTCGACTACGAGTACCGGAAGATCACTGGGGGCCTGTACTGGACGCGCCCGAAGTCGATGAGCGGGTGGCGGATCATCCCCCTCGTGGACCCACTGCGCACGATCCTCGAGCGACACGTGAGCGCTGCACCGGAGAACCCGCACGGGCTCGTGTTCGCCCGCCCTGATGGGACTCCGTACGATCCGCGGGTCGCATCCGCCGAGTGGCGCACCATCATGAAGTCGAAGTTCGGCGAGGACCGCGCAGTGCGGCTGCACGACCTGCGCCACACGACCGTCGACCTGTTGTACGCCGCCGACGTCCCCGAAGACCTCATCATCGAGATCGTCGGCCACTCGACCCGCGCGCAGTCTCAGGAGTATAAGTCGCCGCAGAACCGCGCACGGCTCACGACAGCGATGCAGCAGTTCTCGGCCATGTTCGGCGACTTCTCCGCTCCTGCGCTGCCTGCACCCGAGCGCGGACCTGACGCGCCGTGATCGGGTCCGCCTCGATGCCCGCTGCCGTCGCGGCTGCGCGGTGCAACAGCTGGTAGTAGCGGGCGGGGGTGATACGCAACTGCGCGCGGATCGCCCCGTCCTTGTCCGGGGTATGGGTCGGATGGCGGGACTCAAAATCGAGGAGCAGTTCAGGCGTCACAGTCCCTGATCCTGCCGGATGCATCCGACACTGATCAGGCGCGGTTTTTCCCCGCGTCGAAGCAGGCGCACACGCGTTCCGCTAGATTGCTCGTCATGAGCAACCCTGCCCCGGGCTGGTACCCGGCACCGCACGCGAACAACGAGCAACGCTACTGGGACGGCGCGCAGTGGCTCGACACGGCACCACAGGCGGCATCGACCGACACGAAGAAGATGAATGTCCTGGCGCTGGTGAGCATGATCATTGCCGTCATCGGCTTCATCTTCGCCTGCATCCCGGGCGCGCTCATCGTGGGCTGGATTCTTCTGCCGATCGCGTTCGTGCTGAGCATCGTCTCCTTGTTCCTCAAGGGCGACAAGAAGTGGTTCGGGATCGTCGGCCTCGTCGTCTCGATCGTTGGCACGATCGTCGGAGTGCTCGTGTTCATCGGAGTCGTTGCGACTGCAGCGAATGACGCATTCGGCGGCAGCGAGACGACCGTCACGCAGCCATCCACTCAGCCGCCGGCCGAAGATGACGGCGAGGACACTCAGGAAGCTGAAGCCGCGCAGGGCACGCGCGAGAACCCCTATCCGGTGGGATCCACGATCAGCACCAACGGCTGGAACGTCGTCATCAACTCCGTCAACCCTGACGGGAACGGGGTGGTCTCCGAGGCCAACCAGTTCAACGATGCCGCTCCGGCCGGAAGTCACTACGAGATTGTGACCTACACGGTGACGTATAACGGCTCCGAGTCCGGGTACTCGATGGAGGTTGCGGTCGCGGCCGTGACCTCCTCGGGAAACGTGATCAACTCGTACGACTCGATGGTCTCCCTCAACGACGACATGGGCCTTGACGAGCTCTACGCAGGCGGAACCCTGACCGGTTCGGTGGCTTTCGCCATTCCTGACGGAGAGACCTACACCCTGCGCGTCCGTCCGGGAATCGTCGCCGATCAGGTCTTCGTGCAGCCGTAGAGCCCGCCCTGCATACGTCGCGATCCCGCCACCCAGAGTGACTCTTCGGGTGGCGGGATCGTCTCCGTCTGTGGATCGACGTACACTCGAGTTTCTCGGCCGGAGGAAGGACATCACCGGCTATGGGGAACCCTGGGGCGAGGCTCTCTGCCTACCGCGACATGCAATCGCAGGCACGATCGGTTCTCGAGGCTGCGAAGCACGGCCCGCTGCAGTCGCTCACTGAGCGCGAGATGGACGTGCGCGAGCAGCCGATGACGATCTACCCGCGGCCGAAGCGCGTCCGGGCGTGGGTGCGGTTCGGACCCGAGGCCGTGCGCGTGGACGCGAAGCTCGTGCGGTCGACACCCCTCGCCGCGGGGATCGAGTTCCGTGCAGAGGATCAGACGTTCCGGTGCTGGGTTTGGGGTAACGCGGTCGCGCTCGACGAAGAGGCCACCTGAGGCTCTTGCGGGACGGCCGTCGGGCGCGGATCATGGGCTCCACGGGGACGGGCTGGCCCAGGCATGGCGGGAGCTTGAACGAAGGCCAGCTCGTACTCGATGATCGTCGCCGCGTCCTAGGCTGGGCTGATGCTCATCGGACTCATCCGCCCCATCGAGACCCACACCATCACCCTCAAGGGCGAAGACCTCGCGGACGTCCGCGCTCAGCTCGTTGAGCAGGCGCCCGAAGGCTGGGAGCTCGTCTCCGCAGTGCCGACCATGACGAACGGAACCCCGGTGCGATCCGTCGAGGGCAAGTTCGAGCGCCGCGACGGCACCCGCGAGATCGAAGCCGACGACATGGCCACCCTCGAATCGAAGGTGCCCGACGGATGGCAGATGCTGTCCGTCCGTGTGGCGTAGGCCGATGCCGGGCTATGCTTCGACCGTGAGCCAGCCGAAGAGCGAATTCATCCCCGACGCGACGACGTACGCGGCGCTCTTCGTCATCCCCGTCCTCTCGGGGTTCATGCTTCAGTTCCTGCTCGCGCCGACCGCCGCCTCGCCTGCATGGTTCGAGACCCTCGGCATCATCGTTGGCGTCGTGCTCCCCGCCGGGCGCGCGCTCAGCAAGTGGCTGCGCTCCGACCGCTTCTCCCGCTGAGCGCTCCATACGCAAGAAATCCCCCTCCCCGGGACACGGGGAGGGGGATTCTCATTTCACTGCCTGCGGTCGCCGCAGGGCGACGGGCGGCGGTGAGGGTTCCAGCTTCGGGCGGTCGAAGTCGCGGGGCATGATCGCCAAGAGGGCGACCGCCGCCACGAGCCCGTGCGAGAGCATCGCGGTCAGGATGGAAGTGTTCGAGAGGGCGACGGTCGGCATCGTCATGATGACGCCCACGAACCCGATCGGCAGGCCGACCGACACCTTGTCGAGGATCTTCAAGTAGATCAGGAGCACGACGCCGGCACCGATCAGTCCGGCCCAGCCGAAGTTGGCGAAGCCGTCCGCGAACATGTTCGCGTTGGCGGCCATCGTGGGCAGCCCCGCCATCCACTCCCCGATGACGTACGGCGGGGTGAGCTGGTACGGGTAGTCGACGAAGGGCTTGAGGATCGAGTGACCGAGGTGCACCTGCGGGTTCTCCGAGAAGAACTGCACGTAGACCTGCGTGAATACGCCAGGGGTCGCGAGGAAGCGACGTGAGAGCAGCGACGTCACCAGCATCGAGTTCGTCAGGTAGTCGACGATGGCTGATCCGATGATCAGACCGGCAGCACCCCATACGAGCGTGAGGCCGTCGGCTGCCCGCTTCCGGCGCCGCAGGATGAACGCGATGATGAACCACGCGGGGATGGCGAACAGCATGCCCTTGAAGCCCGTGGTCGAGTACAGGATGAGCTGCCCGATGACTCCCCACGCGGTCCACAGGTGGTTCCGGAGGAAGAGCCCGCGGGCGACCATGAGCGGGTTCACCACGTTGGCCTGGATGAACACGAGGTAACTGAGGATGCCGATGCCCTCAAGGTTCGCGGCGTACTCCTCGCGCAGATCGTAGACGTCGAGTAGCGCCACGAAGCTGAAGCTGAGGCCCTGGGTGAGGCCGAGAAGCACGTATGTGATGAGCGAGATGATGATCAGGACGATCCAGATCGACGTCGGCGAGACGGCGAAGTTCAGTGAGCGCACCTTGCCCCGAACGCCCAGACAGACGCCGATAAAGACGAGCGCGACGACGAGCCCGAGGACCAGCCCTTGTTCGTCGGTCCGGTACGGCGTGTAGGTCGACATCAGGATGGTCGGCGCCACCGTGACCACGTAGAGCACCCAGAGGACGACCGAGGACGCTCGTTCGATGCGGCGCGGCAACGCCATCGCCGTGACGATCGCGATAACCACCGAGAGGATGACGGGTTCCGTCGAGGGCTCCCGGTACCGGTATCCGAGGTACGCGAACGGCGGCGAGATGAGGTCCGCGTACACCCAGTGGAGAGCGATCGCGAAGACGATCACCGCCAGTGGAATGAGGATGAGCTCGCGGCCTGGGAACTTCCCTTCGCGCCTCGACGAGACTTCCTTCGTCGAGGTCGCTTGGTCATGTCGTTCCACAGGCCACGAGCCTACCCACAAAAACGCGTCACGCGAGGTTCGCGAGAGCGCGCCAGGTGGTCGGTGCCGTGCACACCCATCCGATCGGCTGCCCGACGGCCGGCGCACCGTGATTCACGCGCCGCCCGACCGTGTAGGTGCCGGCCGGAGCCTGCGTCGCCACGGCCACATCCTCGTTCTCGGGGAACCCCGTCCAGACCGCAGGCGCGGCCAGATCGGGGGTCGAGATAGTGATGGCACGCAGCTGCGCGGAGAGCGACCCGGGAGAGATCCCGACGGCGATCGATGCCACCGTGTCAGCGACACGGAACGAGCGCGGGATATCGGTGTCGCCACCCGTGTTGTAGTCCTGTCCGCTCCCGACGACGAACCCCGTGCCCGAGACGCCTCGGACCAGTGGGGCTGCCGTGTAGTCGGCCGGGTTCATCAGCGCACCCGCAGCGTCGTAGCAGCGGATGAACAGACGTCCACCGCGGCCGGCGATCGCGTCCACCTGGACGAGGAACCGCTTCGCCTTGACGGTCGAGATGAACACGCCGAGCTGTCGCGTCTTGCAGTCGAGGAACCCGGCCTCGATCGTCGGGCCGCTCAGCTGCCGGAACGGTGTCGTGCCGCCTGTGGCGAAGAGCACTGCCCCGGGGATGTTGACCTGGCTGGCGTCGTACATCACAGCACGCCGCCCGAGGTCCTGGAGGGACCAGACGGGGCGCTGAGGCGCCTCGAGGTGGTTGCGGTGCAGGCTCCGGAGTTCCGTCGTCGGGTAGAGCCCCAGGTCCTCCACGGTCGTGTTCGTGGCGTAGGAGAGGCTGACCCGGTTGTTCTGCGCCTTCCCCATGGTGCGCACCGCGACCGTGTTGGACTCGTTGCGCAGGGACCGGAACTCGTTGTCGATTCCGTCGACGATGAGCACGCAGACCGACTCGGCTCCACCGGTCAGGCCGACGCCCTTCTCCACGATGAGCTTGTCGAAGATGTTCGCGTTGTTCTCGTAGCCGACTTCGGAGCGGATCCGCACGCCGATCCGGCTGATAGCGGTGTTCACCGTCGAGTCGGTGGATGCGTACCCGCCGATGAAGCGGTTGTCGTTCACCCAGCCGAGGCCGAGCGTGTTCGTGTCGATGTCGATCTGGTTGTTGCTGAACCGGCCGAGCACGATCTGCTGGTTCCCGGTGAAGCCGGCGGCGTCCCCGATCAGCTGCGTGCCGATGCAGAAGCGGTCGACGGTGAGGAGGCTGATGTTCGACTTCTGCACGTTGCGGAGAATGATCCCCACATCGGACTCGGAGTCCCAGGCCGACTGCGTGCCGCGACGTGCCCGGAACACGAGCTCACGGTCGGTGACGATGCTTCCGGACGGGTTGTAACGGATCGCTGCGGCACCGTCGGGCCCGGTGTAGACGACCGGCGATTCCATGAGCACGTTGATGGTGCCGGGGATGTCGATCGTCGCCGAGGAGCGGTATCCCACCGGAACGGCGGGGAACCAGAGCGTGGCGTTCGCGCCGAGCGCGGTCGCTGCGGCAATCGCGGCCACGATGGCGGCGGAGTCGTCGCTGCCGCTCGTCGAGCCGTTCGAGTTCCCGAGCGCCCCGAAGTCACGGACGTTGACACGTACGAGGCGGGACGCGACCGTGCGGTTCGCGGCGAGACGAGTCTCGGAGTCGTCGGCGTCCAGGTACTCCGCGACTGCCTCGTCGTTTGCCAGGCCGTTTCCACCCGGCAGGCCGCGAGGACCTGCCGGGATGCGGAAGTCGAAGATGCGGCCCTGGTCGGGTCCGGACATCTCGACCTCAACGGGCTGGCCGGCGGGGATCGTCTCAGCGGTCACCTCGACGATGCGTGCGGCGGGGCCGCGCAGGTTCGTGATCGCTCGGATGTCAGCCATGTCAGCTCACCAGCCTTAGCTCCCCGATGAGGGGGTCGTCGAGGGGCATCTCCTGGCCCTCTGCGGGGGAATACAGCCACCAACCGCGGTAGCCGGCGGGCGGCGGGTCCAGCGAGACGAGGACGTACAGCGGGGACAGCGGGGTGCTCGGGAGTCCCCCGATCGGCCCGCCCACCTCCGGTACGAACACGCGGAACCCGAGGAGGTCGTAGTGGGTGAACTCCCCGCCCGGCTGCAGGTACTCGATCGACAGGTTGTACCAGACGGTCGGCACCACGCCGTCAGTCGCTTCGAGGGTGACCGATCCATTGCCCGACGCATCCGGGATGACAACGATCGGTGTGGTCGGGAACAGCCGCGCCCCCTTCACGCCGGCCGAGGACGGGGTGAAGATCACACGCGGCGACTTGCCCGTGAGCGTCGCCAACCCGAAGTCGGTCAGCGTGAAGGTGACAACGGCCACTGGTCAGCCCTTCCCGTCTTCCGAGCTCGTCACGTGCGCGCGCCACTGCCGACGCGTCATACCGATCCGTTCACCGTCGATGCTCGTGTACGCGACCGCACCGGACGGCGCGGAGCCGGCACCGAACTTCCGCAGCCACTCGTCGACGGCGGGGATCGCCATGACCCGTGCGACGGCCGCACTGACGGCGGCCAGGACTGCGATCGCGCCGGTGAGCCACGCGACGAACGGGCCCGGGAGCACGTCCTGGATGGCGGTGAGGATCTGTGGGGCGACGACGACGGTCGTGGCGAGGATCGCGGCGGCGGCGATGATGACCTGCACGGCGGTGCGGATCGCGCGCTGCAGCGGGAACCAGATCTTGTTCATGGGGTGCCTCCTGTGGGCGTTGAGATGCAGACGATCGCCTGCTGCTGTCGTGGGATGTCGGTCTCGGCGTCGGCGATCGACACCCAGGCGACGGTCGCTGTGTACCCGGCGGGGCAGGCGGGGCCGGCTGGCCCTGTCGCCCCCTGCGGGCCGGTAGGTCCTGCAGGTCCAGGGACAGTGGAATCGGCACCGGGCGCTCCGTTGGTGCCGTTGGTGCCGTTCTGCCCGGCGGGGCCGACACAGCGACCTTCAGCGCAGTACGCCGCCACGGCTGCCGCGATCTGGTCGCTGGTTACGCCCTGCCCGGCAGTGCCGTCTTGCCCGTCCTTGCCAGGGCGACCAGCGGCACCAACCGGTCCCGGAGGGCCAGGTTCACCCTGTTCTGCCGTCGGCGCATCCTGCGCAACATCAGAGGGGTCCGGCGCGTCAGGCTCCTCACCCGTCGACACCGTGAACTCGTCGTAGAGGCTCACGTATTCGTCCTGCCAGTGCAACGCCTGATCTCGCCAGGAGTCGCCCCTCGCGCGCTCTGTCAGCCAGGCAGTACCGAGCGTGCCCGCGACCACGAGAAGGAGGACGGTGAACAGCGCGGATAGCCGGCGCCGCTCACGTACGGACGCCTTCAGCAGTGCTTCGGTGTCAGTCATGCTTCTCCTCCGCGAGGATGCCGGTACGGACAGGCCAGGGCGGGTATTCGCCGCGCTCGACGCCACTCATGAGCTGCGACTCGCGCCGCTCCCAAGCCACGTCGCGGCGCTGATGCCACACGAGCAGCGGTTCGAGGAGGTCCACGCGCTTCTCGAGCGCCTCGATGCGTTCCTGCTGCTGGTCGATCATCTGATGCTCGAGCGAACCCTTCTTCGGGAACAGGGACACGATCGCGGCGATGACCGCGGTAAGAATCGCGACCACCCATCCGCCGATCGCTCCCAGGTCCGGCATCAGGCGTTCGGGATCTCGTCGACCTGCACCTTGCTCGAGGTGCGGTAGAACTTCTTCCCAGCGAGCTTCGCGGCCTCGTACTCGGCCGTCGGCAGGGCGCGCTTCTTGCCGGTGATGGGGTGAACCACGTACGCCCTGTCGTACGCCGTGCTGTAGATGTAGAGCGGGTCCATGTCGTCCTCCTCAGACGTCGGTGTTGGTTGAGGCTTCGGTGACGGAGATGCTGGTACCGACCCGCCTCCTGCGGCGGCACCAGCGCCGACCGCACGGCTCGGGTCGAAGAACTTCCAGTAGCCGGCGGTCGTCGCGTGCCCGCTGACCTCGGAGTGCAGATGCGCCCCGGCGCGCCCCGCGGGTACGACGTGGCCGGTCCACCCCACGTACCCGAGGCGCTGCCCGAGTTTCACGCGCGCACCCAGGGAGGGGCATCCGTCGTGCGAGTTCATGTGGTGGTAGCCCACCAACGGCCCGCCGTCGTATTGCACCCAGATGAAGAATCCGCCGCGGTCGTTACGTCCCCGGGAGACGACGGTGCCCGCGCCAGAAGCGAGGATCGGCTCCCCGGCGTGGCCGGGAAAGTCGACGCCCGAGTGACCGGCGTATGTCGCCGGGTTACTGAACGGCATCGGAAGCTTCGACATCGTGGCCCCTCTCCTGGTCCTCTGGCGGGATCTCTTCCTCAAGCAGGAAGTCGCCGCCGAAGCGCTCTGCCTTGACCAGCCAGAACACCTCGCGGCCGGGCTCCCCGTACGCCGTGAACCGACTGTCAGTGACGCCGTCTGCGCCGACCGGGAACGGGCGGCCAACAGGCGTGAGCTGCACCGTACGACCCTCAGGCTTGTTCAGCGCCTCGAAGTACTCCGGCAGCTCAATGACTGCTTCACCGGACGCGTCGAAGGTCGCCCGTCCCGTGTACTCGGTGCCCGACACCGGCGACTCGGTCGAGCCATGACGGAGCCAGCGATTCGGCTTCGTCGGATGCGGCATGCGGAAGCTCTTCGCGCCGAGGACGTCCAAGGTGAAGCACCTGACGTCTGTGGCCTCGATCTTGTTGGTCGAGAGGTACTCGGCGCCGACGATGACCGACGCACCAGCGCCGAGGTACAGCACGGATCCCGTCGACACGATCTGTCCGCCGTAGGAACCGAACCGGTTGATGCGCACGGTTCCCGCGGTGATCTGGCCGGACGAGCCGAGCGTCAGGTCGCTGTTGAGCGTGACGTCGGCGTTGAGCGTGGTCAGCCCGGTCACGTTCAGGTTCCCGGCGAGTGTCGTCGGCCCGGTTACCTGGAGGATGCCGGTGATGCCGGTGTTCCCGCGGAGGAACAGCGGTCCGGTCCAGTCGAAAACGCCCGAGCCTTCCAAGCGGCCCGAGACTGTCTGAGTGCCGGTGACGGCGAGCCCGCCGCCTTCGATGCGGATCCAGCCGCCGTCATAGACGCGGATGCCGGCGTTGCCGACTGCCGCGTTCTGGATCGTGGCCTTGCCGGCGCGGCGAGCCTCGCGACCCTTCCTGTCGAACTCCTGCCGCAGACCTGCGGCACCGAAGTGATCGACCATCACTCACCGCCTGTCGACTGCACGCCGATCGTCTTCACGTCGGACTCATCACCGGACACCTTCACGACGCGGCGCCGGTGCCACCCATCAGGGATCAGCGGGTCGCCGTCGAAGTGCAGCCGCACTGCGTCGCCCACGTCGATCGGCGTGTCAGCGGTGACCTTGAAGTCCCACTGAGAGGTCGGCATCAGGTAGGTGATCAGGTCCTGGGACGCCATCGCGGACAGCTGATCGACCTTGTCGATCTGCTTCACGTTCGTCACCCGATCCAGCAGCGGATACGGCGACGACGCGTTCCTCTCGGAACGCACCAGCATGTCCTCCTCAGACCCCTCACCCGCATACCGGGCGTTGTTGGTCACCCGCGACGGGTCGATCTGCTCCGTGAAGCCAACGATCGGCGACTCCTTCGCAGTGACCGAGAACTCCCGGGTGACGCCCGTCGACCAGTCCACGTCCGCCTGCAGGAGCCAGTCCGCATCCCCGTTGCCGACCCAGCGGGGCTTGAAGTAGACGTCCAGGCCCTCCGCGATCAGGTCCGAGAGGATGTCGGTCACCATCTCCATGTGGTACCCGTAGTACTTGCGCGTGAACGTCGGTCCTGTGTATCCGCCCACCAGCGTCAATGGGAACGCCATCGACGGCAGCGCCGGGCCCGTGCGGCCGCGAAGGAGCGCAGCCTCCGCCAGTGCGGGGATGGTGCCACTCAGGGACAACTTCCACTTCGCGACGTTGGCGGCGGTGTGATCCCACGCGCCGCGCCGAGCGAGCAACGACCACAGGTCGGCCAGCTTCAGCGTGATCGACGCCTTGCCGCGCTCGTACCGCGTGTGCCCCATCGAATACCCCATGTACTCGAGCACGCCGTCGCGTTCGATTGCGATCATCCGTGACCACGGCTCGATGAGGCTCCGCAGCGTCGCCGGGGAGAACGTGCCGTCGAGTGCGATGGTCACGGAGGATGAGGCGTCTCCTGCGGAGAGCAGCCGCTCGTACGTGTACGCCGACATCGGGATGGTGTCGAGTTGCTGCCCGGTGAAGGCGTTGCACGCGAATGCCTGCAGCTTCGCCACGAGGACCTCCTACGTGTACGTGTCGGTGACCCGCTGGACGAGCGAACGTGCGGTGCTGATCGTCGCCGTGACGCCCGGAATGCCCACCGGGATATCCCATGGCCGGTACGTCGAGATCGCGCCGACCTGCCTCACGCCGGCCGTCGTGAACAGGCCACCTGTCGCGAAGTCGATGTAATGCGCCGCGGCAGGAGCGGTGGAAACGACAACGGTGCGCCCTGCCGGCCCGGTCACGGTGTACCCGCCCGAACCTGCACCGATCAGAAGTCGCGGTGTCGCCGGGAAGTTCCCGTACTGGATCGCTTCGGCCCCTGCCGGGAACTCCCGCACCTCCCCGTACTTCCGGGGGTCCGCGGCCACGAACTGGATGACGAAGCGTGCACGGTGCATCCCGTGCCGGATGCCGGAATCTCGGAACGTAGGCGACCCGGCCCTGCGAGCCATCACCCACAGCGTCTGCGCCTGATGCTCAACGGTGACCTTCACCCGCTTGCCGTCGGCGCAGAGGCCCATCACCACCGACCGCAGGTGCGCGAGCTCACTCGCCGACCACGCGAGCGCGTGACCATCGATCGAGAACACTCGCGCACCCTGGTAGACGTCGGTGTCGAACTCCCCATGCTGACCTGGCCGATCGATCGACTCGCGGCGTGAAGGCCCTCCACCGTCGTCCCAGCCCTCGAATCCGCCAGGTGCGACGAAGAGTCCCTCCACCCGCTCCTGCAGGTCATCGGGCCGCCCGAGGATCGAGACACCGCCCGCTGTGATCCGGAGCATCAGTCCCCCCTCAGCATCGCGGTGAGCTGCTGGTTAGCCAGCTCCACCGCCTCGTACGGGTCCGTCTTGTCGAAGTGGTTGGTCTGGACCACGGAACGTCCGCCACCGCCGCCAGAAGACCCGCCAGAGGCCACAGGGGCGGACGGGCCGGCGCCGGAGGGGAACTCCGGGAACTCCGGACCATCTCCCCCACCGATGCCGCCGACCCACTGATCCCAGAACGCACCGCCCGACGTCTTCAGCTGCGCCCACCCCGAACCGGACAACGGTCCGCGCTTCGCAGGCGAATGTGGGAAGAACCCCATCACCCAGTCGAGAGCGCCAGAGACGGCGTCACCGATCGGGCCGAACATGTCGTCGATGCCGTTCAGGAATCCCTGCATCAGCGCCTTGCCCGACCCGTACAAGGTTGAGCCAAGATCGCCGAGGAACGCCACCGCCCTTGCCGGAATCGATCCGAGGAACCCGACGATCTCTTCGGCCTTCTGGCCGATGAAGTTCGCGGCTCCACCGATCGCCTGCCCCATCTGAAAGCCAGCGTCCGAGAACCACCGGGCGACATCGCCGACAGGACCCTGCAGAGCGATCATCCGCTCGTAGAGCTCCTCCGGGGACGTGTTCCCGGAGATCAGGTCGAAGAAGCCGCCGATCGTGGTGCTCAGACCGTTCCATCCCTCGATGCCCGAGATCAGCAGTGGGGCAAGCAACCCGAGGAAGCCGACGATCGCGGGAAGCGCGTCGGCCGTCGACTTGAACAGTCCCGGCAGTTGCGGCAGTAGCTCCCTCGCGAGCTCCGTGAGGTCCGGGAGGATGTCCGCGAACGCCTTCGCGAGCTCGGGCCCCTGCTCCTCTGCGAGCTCACCGATGATCGGGATCAGGTCGTCGCCGACAACCGACGCCACCTGCTGCGCGATCGGGAGGAACGCGTCACCGATCTTCGCCTGAACGTCATCCCACGATGCCGCGTTGATGCGATTCTTGTTCGCGAGTTCGTCGGATGTGTTCGCGAAATCACCCTGAACCTTGGCGGTCTGCTCAAGCAGCGACCCATATCGGGCCTGGACCTTCTCCGCTTCGGTGAGCGCGCCGACACCATCGCCGATGCCGTTCGCGAGTGCATACGCCTCCACCGATGCGGCAGACAGGTCAATGCCGTACTTCCGCAGCGGCTCCGTCTCGCCGGCAAGTCCGGACTGGAACAGGCGCAGCGCCTCAGCGACATCGGTGTTGAACACAGACGCGAAGTCCGTACCACGCCCGACGAGCGTCTCGAGCGTGCCAGCGATGTCGCCACCCTCGCCGGCGATCGTGCCGATGAATGCGGAGAACTGGGTGGCGTAGGCGTTCAGGTCCCTCTTGCTCAAACCGAACGCCTTCGCGGAGTTCTCGCCGAGCTGCAGCACCGACTCGGCCGCGTCACCGTACGCGACCTCGACCGCGTTGACCGACTCACGCAGGTCGGATGAGATGTCGATCGACCCGAGTACGAAGTCCTTCGCGCCCCGGAAGGCGTCCGCGACGATGTTGCCGATGCCGAGCGCAGCGAATGCCGCGACCAGACCCCCAGCGAACCCCTTCACGCCGGTCAGGACGTTGCTGCGGAACCCCGTCACGCCCTTCTGGCCGGCCTGTGCAAGCTCATCACCTGCATGGTCAGCCGCACGGGCCAGCTCGCCCTGCGAGCGCTTCAGATCGTCGGTGGCGGCCTCGGTGCGTTCGTGCGCTGCACGTAGCTGTCGAGACGACGACTCCATGCGCTCCTGCGCACGGATCACCTGCGACGAGTCCGACGCGTACTTCTTCCGCGCCTCCGCGAGCTGCGCCTCCGCGACACGTGTCTTACCGGCGGCGTCCTGTTCCTTCAGCCGGGCGGCCGACAGCGCGCGGGACGCCTTCGCGACATCGCCCTCGAGCTGCTTCGTCAGCTTCGACGAGGTGCCCTTCGCGGACTGCTCGAACGCCGCTTTGAAGCCCGCGCCGGTCTTCTTGCCAGAGTCGCTGCCTGTCTTCGCGAACGCACGAGAGAAGCCCTGCGAGGCGACCTTCGCGCTCCCGTCCGTCTCCGTGGTGACCTGGCGGCGGAACCCCTTGAAAGTGGGGACGACCGCGACCTCAGTGACAGCAACCTGAGAGCCCATCGCGCTCCTCCTCATCGGTCTCGGAGCGCACTCCTCGCGAGCAACTTCTCCGTCAGTTCCGCCAGCTCATCCGGCGTGACGGTCGGCACCGCATCCACGTCCGGCCAGGGGCGCGGGAACCGGATAGGCTCAGGCGCGCGCACACGGTCGCGGTGCACGTTCACGAACCACTCGGAGAGCGTGAGTGTCGCGACATCGGCGTGCGATGCGACCCAGTCGTATCCGCGCAGCGACGCGAACGTGTGCGACCCGGTCTCCTTGAACAGCTCCTCGATCAGATCCGCCGCCCGCCGGTACCGCAACCGCCTCGATCCCAGATCGTCAAGATCGAGGCCAAGGCGCTGCAGGTCGAACCGGACAGGCTTGCGGTGCTCCTCTACGAACCGGAGGAGCCCGAGGATTCCCCCAGCGGCATCGTCATCGCCTTCTGGAACTCGGTGAACACGGCACGCTGCAGCCGGCGCCGCTCGATCGCGCCCATCAGCGGGTAGGCGTCCTTGAAGTTCTCGCCGAACGTGCGGCCCATGATCTCGAACTGCTCGTCCTCGGAACGGTCCTCGTCGTCGGTGCCCATCGCCATCGCGAGCAGGTCGGCGGGGAAGTCGAGGTCGATGACGAGCTCGTGGCCCGCCTTCGTGGTGTAGCGCAGCACATCGTCGACGACGGTGTACGCGAACGGGGCCGCCTCCGCCTTCTGCGGGGTCTTGGCGGGCGCGGAGGGCTTGCTGGTGGTCGTCTTGCGGGGCGCGGCCTTCCGCGCGGTGGGTGCAGACACGATCGTCTCCTTCGTGGGTGTTCGTGGGTGGTGTGGGTGAAGCGGGGCGCTGAGCCACCCACGAGGACTCAGCGCCCCACACTTGGGGTCAGGCCGCGAGGACCCACTCACCGAAGTGAGCGTTGCCCGTGAGGGCAGACCGGTTGATCTTGAAGGTGATCGCGTAGCCGAGGACCTCGCCGCGGGTCGAGCGATCCTCGACGACGGTCTGCACCTGGACGTTCGCGGCGACACGGCGCCGGATGGCGCCGTTCTTGAAGATCTCCTCGGTGAACACGACGTACTGAGTCGCGTGGCCACCGCCGTCGAACGTGATGTACCCGTTCGCGTCGGGGGTCTGACCGGAGATCAGCTCACGCACCCAGGCGTCCGTCTGCGCGGCGGTCACCGACAGGGTGACGTTCGAGAGGCCGGAGGGCAGCGAGTAGCCGTCCTGCCAGAACTCGATCGCGTCGCCCGTCTGCTCCCACGCCCACTGCGGCCCGCCGTCGTTCTTCAGCAGGCCGAGCTTCTTGAAAGCCGCGGCGAGGTCGAGATCCTCCTCCGCGCCCTCTGCGGGCGTCGGGATGACCGTGCCGAACGGGGCGACGCCGATGAACCCGGTGACGGGCACAGCGACCGCGAGGATGTCGTTTCCGGCGGAATCCGCCATGATGTTCTCCTTCTCTACGAGAAAGAGCCCCCGCGGTCGCGAAGGCTCGAATGGTGGTGTGGGTGGATCAGAGGGGCGAGCCGACGACGGCAAGCTCGAAGGTCAGGTACCGGACGGCCCTCTCACCCTCGTCAGCGACCGGAATCGGGCCGCTGGACGCCGTGACCGCGGCGACGGGGTTTCCGGGCTCCACGCGCGCGCTGTCGCCGATGAGGGCGCGCACGATGCGTGCGAGGTCGTTGGCGTCCTTCGGGAGAACCTTCGTGCCGGCGTAGACGGTGACACCGACCGCGGCAGAGTCGACGTGCAACTCCTCGACGGAGGACCCGTCGTAACGGACGACGACGAGGCGCGACGGGAGCGCACCGGCCGGCACCTTGTTGTCGACCTTCACGTCACGGCAGACGGGTTCGGGGCGGGCGGCGAGCTGGGCGCGAAGCCAGCCTGTCAGCCACAGCTCCAGGTCGTCGTGGATGATCGCTGTCATCGTCGCCTCGCAGACTTCTTCGCCGCGCGGGCCATGACGCCCGTCTTGGCCTCGATGATCAGCGCTTTCGGGTCCGTGGACTGCACGAGAGCCACAGAGCGCCGCTGCTGCTTCACGGTCACGATGATGCTGTTCTTGTACTTCTGGGTGTCGGTGGGAGCGTCGGCGCGGATCTGATCAGCGATGCGCTCACCGGCCTGCACCACAGCACCCGTGATGCCTGGACCGCGTGCGAGCCTGTCCATCTCGTCGTCGTCGAAGACTGTCGCCATCGCTCATCCCTCCGACGCGTCGAGTGGGATCTCCACGACCGGCTGCCATCCCGTGAAGGGATTCGTGTCGGCGGCGGGGCGCACGTTCACGTAGAGGACTTCGCCGCCCGACCACGTCTCCGTGTCTTCGTCGAACGTCCCGCCGCGACGGATCCGGTCGCCCGGCTGCACATCCACCGAAGGCTCGGTGCAGTACAGCGACTTCTCCGTCAGGATCTGCGAACGCGTCGCATCCAACGGGGCCGTGGACGATGAGGTGGCGACGAACGCCTGCTCGAGTTCGCGGTAAGCCAGCGGGTCCTCCCACGACCCCGGCACCTGAGCACCGGGGTCGTAGGGGTCGGTGACCGTCTGTCGGCGTTCGCGCACGACCTGCTCACCGAAGGGGAACTCCATCAGAAGTCCACCTCCTCCGGGAACACGTCGGCGCGGCGCATGCGATTCCCGAAGCGGATCCCGTCGGGCGCGGGTGTCCGCACGGAACGGACGTTGCCGCTCCCCACGATCGCGTCGAGCTCGTCGAGCTGCTCAGGCAGGAACCACTTCAGCAGCGCTGCCCGCGAGTTGTACCGGACGTTCGCCGGGCCGACCGCCTGGGAGTCGACCAGGCCGGGCCTTGCCAGCCGGGTCATGATCGAGTCCGCAGCGGCCGAGATGAACGCTGGCTCGTTGGGCAGGATGACCGGGTTGGTGCCCGAAGGCAGGGTGGTGATCCGGTCCCCGTACCGCGCGTTGAGACGCAGTTCGAGGACCGGAAGCCACGCGGTGACCTTAGTCGTCTGCGCCGCTGTCAGCGTCGGCAGGAACGGCGTCAGCTTCGCCATCGTCAGCTCGAGCACTGGCCGCTCCCTTCTTCGCTGCTGGGCGCTTCCGCGGCGCCTTGGCCTTGCCCTGTGGCTCTGCAGGGGCAGGCGATCCGGGGACCACCCACCCCTGCGAGACATAGGACTCGGCGACGTTGTCAGGCACGGTGACCTGACGCCCCTTCACGGGGTGTGTGAGCGTGATGCTCATCGTCGCCTCCCTGGGTCAAGCGGCCGGGGTGACCGCGGCGACCGGCTCGGCGTTCGTGCCGGCACCCGTGAGGGTGTTGCCGAGCGCGTACGCGTAGCGGGCCTTGAAGCGGAGGGCGACCATGTCGCGCTCCGCCAGGTTGATGCCGCCGACCGTGGCCTGGTCGAGGAACTTCACCTGGATGTCGGAACGCTGTCCGATCTTCACCCGGGTGCGGTCCGCGACGATGGCCGTGGCGAGGGCCGCGTCCCAGGCGCCGTTGTCGACGAACGAGGCGCGCAGGCCCGCGATGTCGTCGGAGAACGTGCCGTCGCCGCCGAGGGTGCGCGACAGGATCGCGGTGCCGTCGGAGGCGCGGAGGTTCGCCAGGCGGAAGCGGAGGCCCGCCGAGGACAGGATGGTGGTCGGGTTCGCGCCCGAGTCCGCCACCGCGCCCGCGGCCTGGAAGATCGACCCGGCGAGGTCGTCCTCACCCGGCGTCGCCGAGATCTGGAAGACGTTGCCGGCGGCGGTGGCCGCGGCGAGCAGGTCGGGGTCGATCCACGTGGTCGGCTTGTCCTGCCCGAAGAGGATCGCCTCGTCGAGCTTCTTGCCGATCGCGCGGCCGCCGAGAACCGACAGGTTCTGCAGCCCGTCCTCGGTCATGTCCTCGAGGACGTCCTCGTGGATCGGGATGATGACCGCGAGCTCCTCGACGACGAACTTCTTGTTGCCCCAGACGGCCTTCGAGGTCGGCTTCACGCCCGCGGGGGCGGTGGACGACTCCGAGACCCACGACGCCTCGGGGAGGGTCGTGAGGACGGGCGCGTTGGTGATCTTCGTGCCGAGCGGGACCGTGCCGAAGGCGCGGATCGCCGCGGAGCCCTCCGAGTCGCCGGCGGCGTCCAGGAAGACGTTCGAGTACTCCTCCTGGATGAGCGTCGCCACATCGGCGCGCGTGATGTCTGCCATGAGATGTCTCCTTCAAGACGAAAGCCGCCCCGGTGTGGGACGGCTGAGTGGTTGATGGTGTGATGCAGGTCAGGAGGCCCTGCGGGTCGCGCCGAGAGCTCGGAGCGCCGCTGCCGCCTTCCCCTTGCCGGCCTCGTTGGCCGTGTCGGTCGGTTCTCCCTTGCCGGGCGTCGGCCGCGTGCGCGGCGTCGGCTTCCCGGCCTTCAGCAGGTACGGCTTGTCGGTCGCGAGCTTCTCGACGAGCTTCTTGATCGCCTCGGTGTCCGGCTCGTCGTCTTTCACCGGCAGCGAAGCCGGGTCGATGACAGCGAGTGCGTCCGCCGGGTCGTTGAAGCCCGCCGCGCTGGCGAGAGCCTTGACCTCGGAGCCGACCAGCTTCGAGAGGAAGCGCTGCGTGACCTCGGTGGTCGCGCCCTGCTTCGCCTCGTCGATCGCCTTCTCGGTCTCGGTCTTCTGCGACTCCTTGTACTTCGCGTACTCGTCGAGCTGCGCCTTCACGGATGCAGCGTCGCCGCCGTACTCACCAGCGAGCTTCTGACGCTCCCTGGCGAGGCGAGCCTCGACGATGCGGTCCAGGTCGGCCTGCGACTGTGGAGGCGTGTACGCGGCCGGCTGAGTGCCGTCCTGGGCGCCCGCCTGGGTGCCGTCGCCTCCCCCGCCGCCATCGCCGTCGGTGTTGAACCGGAGGCGCGGGAAGCGGGTCGCCAGACTCTGCTGATCGGTGAACATGGATCCTCCTACGGAGTGGTGGTGGGTAGACCGGCGGTTTCGACAGGTGCCGTCCCTGCATCCCCGCCAGAAGCGGGTGTGATCTGCGTGAGCTCGCCGCGCAGGCCTGCACCGGCGCGGTTCGCGATCTCACGTGCTTCGTCGGCGGAGAGCACCTTGCCCACGCCGAGGTAGATGGACTGGATCAGGTTCGCCAGTTCGACAGGAGAGGAAGCGTTGCGGAGCTTCTCCGCGGCCGCAACGGCCGTTGCGGCGTCCGTCTTCGTCCATCCGGGCACCATCCGGAACAGCGGCTCCAGAGGACCCGTGATCGACTCGATCTTCTGCACGAAGTCCGACACCTGCGACAGCGACCACGAGGAGACGTTCTCCCACTCGACCTGATCGGTCGTGGATGCCGCCGCCGCCTCGTCACCGAGCATCGCCGCGGCCGTGCGCATCGCGAGCTCATACCCCTCGCCGATCGACTTCTTCCGCGCAGACAGGTTCCGGTGGTACCCGGCTTCCGCCGCCGCGATGCCCTCCGCGCTCATGTTGACCACGGCGCCGAGCAGGTAGTGCGGCGGCACCTGGACCACCGCGGAGAAGTGCTTGATGTGCGCGTCGAGTGCCTGCACCGCCTTGTCGAGGTCCGCAGCCGGGAACGCACCGAAGCGTGCCGTCTCCCCTGCCTCGCCCGAGGCGTGCAGCAGCGAGTCGATCGATGCCCGCAGTTCCGGGTCGACGTCGCCGCCGGCCATCCACTTCTGCGGGAACGCCCCGTACCGCTGCAGCATCTGCAGGGTGAACGTGCCGTCCACGATCCGCTTGTACACCGGCACCTTGTCGGCGATCGACGAGATCGGCGATGCGTCGAGGGTGTTCGAGACACCGACGATCGGCGCTGCGGCGAGCCCATGCTCCTCGAACGTCATGTCGACGGGCGTGTCCGGGGTGCCCTTGAACCGGTAGATGCCCTCCGCGTCGACGAGCATCCACTCGCCCTGCCAGAAGGTCTGCTTGCCGGTGCGGGGCCGGCGGCGGTGGAGGACGTACTTCGGGTAGTCGTCCCACGGGTCGTCGTAGACCGCGTACGTGTCCAACGCGCTCATCGGACGCATCACGACGCTGTCCGCATCCGAGCCAGGGAGTACCGCAACGAACCCTCGGCCGAAGCCGACAGCATCGCGCGTCACGACATCCTGGCGGCCGTCCATGCCGTTCGCGCGCCACGCACGCTCCCAGATGTCCGTGTTCGTGTAGCCGGAGACGATGCAGCCCTGCGCGATCGCGTCGCGGGCGAACCCGAGCCACGGCGACGCCGACTTGCGCAGCAGATCCCGGTACTCGGCATCCGCGTTCTCCGGCATCCATGTGCGCAGCAGCTGCCCGTCGATGTGCTTCTGCAGGGTCTGGAGCGGCGCCCAAGCAGCGCGCGCGTCCGGCTGGATCTGCGCACCGAGAGCTCCCAGTGCCGCGGCATCCATCGGTGGCGTAGTGCCATCAATCAGGACGAGGCTCATGCGTATCCCCTCACTACAGGTCTCTTCTTCTCGGGCGTGGACTCACGCTTGAGCACGCCCCAGACGGCCCAGGTCACTGCCTGCGCCTGCGTGATGGGCTTCTTCGCATCGGAGGCCTCCCACGTCTGCCCGCCGCCCCGACCGAGGTTCCGGACGCCCGCGAACTGCAGCGAGGCCGTGACCTCGGGCTGGTCGCGGTGCACGATCGCGCCAACGTTCGTGTGTTCGATGAACAGGCCATGCGCGCCGGCGATCTCATCGAGGTTCATCGGGAGGTACTTCACGCCTGTACCCTGGAGCGAGGTGATCACCGCGACGGCGTTCTTCGGGTCCAAGACCACGAGCGCGTCGCCGAGGAGAGCCTTCAGCTGCTTGACATAGGAAGCGACCCAGAGTGTGCCTGCGCCCGTCTTCTTGTGCTCGACCGCGATGTGCTCCGCGTCGACCCGGCGGGCTGCGGCTACGGTCGCCGACCCTCCACCTTTCGACACGGCGATAGCGATCACAACGCCGGGCGCTGCGCCCTCTACTGGGTAGGCACCAGCAGCGTCGATCCACGCCTGCAGGTCCAGATCCGACAGCGACTCCGCGACTTCATCAGGTCGGCTCGGCCAGACTGCGAAGCGCTCGGCGAGGAGCTCTTCACGGTCCAGAGCGCGGGCGACCTGCTCCTCGACGGTGGAAGGGTCGATCCACGTGCCCATCGCCGGGACGGCCTGCCGCCACGTCCGAGGGTCGTTCACATCGATCGAATCAACGCGCTTCGGGTCCTCGGCACCCTCTGGCGACCACTCCTGCCACGTCGTGCGCCTCGCACCGGCGCGGCCACGGTCGCGGACCCCCTCGAACACCTCACCGTCGTTGTCCTCACCAGGCACCGTGCCCGCGAAGATCTCCTGACGGTTCGGGATCGTCGACTGCGTGTAGGTCAGCGCCTTTCGGGCCGCCGGCGCCAACTCCTGTGCCTCGTCATAGACGATGTCGTTCGCTGCGAAGCCGCGCCCCGAGCCCTTCGAGCGGGCCACGAACCGCAGCCGGTCGCCGAGCAGCTGCCCCGGCCGCGGCTTCAGCAGGATCGCTTCCTTGCCGTTCGCCGTGTACACGTGCTGGACCATGTCCATCAGGCGGTCGTTCGCCGCGATGATCGCCGCGACCTTCTCGAACGACTCCGTCGCCGTCTTCAGCTCGTGAGCCGTGTGCAGCACCGTGCGGCGCCGGCGGTCCGGCGTCGGGAACAGGAACAGTCGAGACAGGTCGAACCCGACGAGATCCTCGGTCTTGCCGTTCTGCCGCGACACGAGGAGTCCCGCCTCGGACGCCGCCCAGCGGCCATCCGAATCGATGTCATGCCACGCCCACAGCACGTACTCCTGCCAGTCCTCGAGGCGCATACCGGCTGCGGTGACGAAGTCGACCGCCAGCTCGCCCCACGAGCCGACCGAATCAGGCCTGGACTCGAGGCGGGGCCGCTGATCGCCCAGAAGTGCCTGCAAAGATGCCATCGAACGCGTCGCCGCCCTTCGCTTCATCTCCGCCAGACGCCGGCCGCGAGCCGCTCACCTTCACGAGCTCGTCGACCAGCTCCGAATGCCGCTTCGACAGCGTCACGATCTTCAGCGGATCCGCCTCAGCGATCGCCTCCATCGCCTTCTTCACCAGCGCCATGTTCGCGAGCAGTTCCGCACGCGCATCCACGTCACCCTGCGGTGCCGCCGGCATCTCCACAGAGCCGCCTGGAAGCGTCACGATCGGCGCCGACTGCGCGTCGTCCTCGTCACGTCCCGACCGCGCTGCAGAATCGGCCTTCATCGCCGCCATGCACGCCTGATCGACCGCCTCACCCTTCCTCTTGTGCCGCTTGTACGCCGAGAGAGTGCCGCACGGAGCGGGAGGACGAGCCATACCGACCTCCAATGCGATGCGAACGGCAATGCGAATGCGAACAAGCTCAATTCACCCGGAGAGAGACGAGGGCAGGCGGAGCGGGAGGTGTCCCTGGTTGGGTGGGTTGGGGTGTACCCCCGGGGTGCTGGGCGGCTGTCTGCGGGCCTTGTTGGTCTGGGTCAGGCCCGAATGATCTGCGGGTCTCTTGAGGTCGCGAGAACGGCGTGTAGTGCGTCCCACTGGTCGCGCTCGTGCACCTGACGTTCGGCGTCTCCATCGAGGTAGACGATGTCGGCGCTCACGCCTCGCAGATGATCGACGCTGCGGTGGAAGGTGATGGCTCCGCCGCTCGGGTACTCGATGCGCTCGGCGCCGTTCGCCTTGCAGATGCGGGAGGCTCCGGCAGCGTGGTGCTGGATCTCGTCGAACGCATCCCGTGCGCCACGTGCGCTGTCGCTGAGGACTGCGATGCGGAGGCCAGTCTCGTATGCGTCGTTCGTGATACCGGCTGCTGCGTAGCGGTTCATGCTGCTCCTGTCGTGGGTGGGGTCGGAGCGGTCAGGTAGCTGCATGCTCGCGGGCGGGCTCTCGCCCCTCTCCCGGAAGGCGCTTTAGGCCCCATCTCCTGACCGCTCCGTGTACGCGGGATGGTGGTCGCTGGCTGCGTTCCCCATGAAGCGGCACCTGAGCCGCGCCTTCCCTGCCGGTGATCGCAACCGCGCGCGCCGCGGGCTCTGCCGGTGTACGTGTGTGGGGGGAAGCTCAGGAGGCTTCCCAGATCTCTACCTGTGCGGCGTCTCCCTTGCGGCTGTTGCAGCCGAGGTGCATGGGGATGAGGTCCTGCTTCACCAGGTGCCCGCCGTTGCTGAGTGCTTCGTCGTGGTCGGCGCTGAAGGACATCGGATCGGGGTACGGGATCGACAGGTCGAAGCCTTCACCGCATCCGTAGTTCCCGCCCTGCCCGCAGAGCAGCCCCTCTCGCTCGACGCGGCGCTTCAGTGCGGCACGCTTGCGGCGGTACGCCTTGTACCCACGGCCGTGATGAAGATCGCCCACAGTGAACTCCTCGGGGCCTGTCGTGGCCGTGTGTCATCGTGGGAATCGGATGGGAACCACGAAAGGGGATGGCATGACCGAAGGAACAGGAATGCCCGAAGCGGGCCGAGGGGCAGCGAATGTACTGCTCGATGCGGTGATCGCGAACGGTGTCGATGAGGACTGGACGGCCGCGGTCGGTCTCGCGATACAACGACTGGGTGAGATCGACGATGTCTACCGGGTGACGATCACCGACGAGGATGAGGCGCACTTGGAGATCGGCAACCTAATCGGCGGCACGCTCGTCGCGATGCAGTGGCTGATCGCGATCGCAGCGGAGGGGCAGGGCGTGAGCCAAGAGGAGATCATCTCCGACCTGCGGGCCTGGCTTTCCCGGTGA